GGGCTGCCAAATGGACCAAAGTAGAGGTGGAAGAGCAAATTAAGTTTATGGGCTATCGTGCTTTTCAAAAGGAGATGATGAATAACCCCATTACCGAAGGTGCCATCTTTAAGAATGACTGGATAAAATATAAAACAATGGAGAAACTAAGCAACTATGAGAGCTTAGTTCTCTACATTGACCCGTCATTCAAGGGAACGACTAAAAACGACTACAAGGCAGCCAAGCTGTGGGGCAGACCGAAATCGGGACTTAAAAACAGCTCACACCGTGAATTGCACCACATCAAGGCTTTTGTTCGCCAATGCAGCGTGGCCGAAATGGTACGATGGGTGTATGACCTGCACGAGTCGCTTCCGGAGAATGTTGTCTGTAACTACTACATGGAGGCTAACTTCATGCAAGACACAATACTTGACGAGTTTGAACGTGAAGGCGCGCTGCGTGGCTATTGGCTGCCCATTATGCCTGACAAGCGCAAAAAGCCCGATAAGGCCGCTCGTATTGAGGCTGTCAGTCCGTTGTGGGAACGGGGTTACGTGTACTACAACGAAGCCGAAAAAAACGACCCCGACATGCGTACCGGTATAGAGCAAACGCTTTCATTCGAGAAAGGCAGCCGCGCACACGATGATGCACCGGATGCCGATGAAGGAGCAATCTACAAGTTGCAGAAAGAAGTCCGTCAAGAGAGTTTTACACCCAGCTTCGGCCGTCGCCGCAGCTCAAAAAATAGTTGGTAATATGAAAAAGCAAAGCAGATTTAAAGACATGGTTGAGATATTAACCGGTCTGTTGTGGATAGTCGTTAATGCCGATAAACTTCTTATGAAGAAGTATAGAAGCTGGTTGTTAAACAAGCGCATTAAGGCTGCCATACAGCAGGCGCAGGAAAACTGTAGGCTCACAGGCCGCAAGCATTTGGTAATGATGTACAAGGATAAGCCTATTGTGGTAAGCAGACAACGGCTTAAAAAGCTTATCAGCACACATAAGTTCAAGAAAGGTACTACCATCAAAGACTTAGAAGAAAAAGCCTTATTTATTACTAAACCGGGCACAGGCCTACAATACTAAACGCCATGTTTATAGATGTATCAGATTATGTAATGATAGGCGAAGACAGTCTTAAGGTTGCACAGCAAGCCGCTGAAGCCAACCGTGAGAATGCCGAAGCAATCGCCATTGAAGAGGTTAGCGGATTCTTGAGGAACCGCTACGATGTGACTACCATCTTCGCTGCTGAAAAAACAGAAACGAGCGATCCGCGTAACAAACAGATGGTTATGCTGGTGTGCGATATCGCTCTGTATCACCTCGTAAGCTCTAGACCTGCCAAGCAAGGCTTAGAGATACGCAAAGAGCGCTATGACAACGCCATAAAGACACTTACCTCCATTCAGGCAGGTAAGTTACAGCCCGACCTTCCTACCATTGTAGGACCCGACGGCGAAGAAGATTATAACAACCCGATCCGTTTCGGATCACAACCCCGCAACTATTATGGGCCGTACTAAATTTAAAGCCACAGCAGGCACACCCGGTGTGAGAGTAACCGAAGGCAAGCAGTTAGCACTTGCCGCAGGTAAAAGTGGTAAAAAGAAAGTCGTTATTGAGCTAAAAGAGCTTACGCAGGCACTGACCAAAAAAGACATCAGGAATTGGCAGATAGCCCGACAGTTGGCCATTAGTATTGACTACCCAAACCGCTTGCCACTATATGACATCTATGATGATGTAGAGTTAGACCTACAAGTAACCGGTGCAATCAAACAACGCAAAAGCAGCGTGATGCAAAAAGCCTTTAAATTGGTTGATGCACAAGGAAACGACAACCCCGAGTTGCTTAGCATCTTTGAGCGCCCCTGGTTTAAAGATTTAATTGATTTGGCGCTTGATACTCCTTATTGGGGGCATACGCTTATTGAATTGGGCGATGTGGTCGATGTGGAAGGTGTGCAGGGTTACAGTTATGCCAAGCTGGTGCCAAGACGGCACGTGAAGCCTGAATTTGGCGTTGTTGTGGTTAATCCGAACGATGATGCCACTACAGGCTACAACTATCGTGAAGAGCCTGCCATGAATGCCTGGTTAATTGAGCTAGGAAAAGACAGAGATTTAGGTCTATTCTTGAAGTTAGCCTTGCAAACCATTCCCAAAAAGAACATGCTAGCCTTTTGGGATTTGTTTGGCGAAGTGTTTGGCATGCCTATCCGTATAGGTAAAACAACCAGTCGTGATGCCAAAGAGCACAGCAAAATTGAAAAGATGCTGGAAGAGATGGGAGCGGCCGCATGGGGATTGTTTCCCGAAGGCACCGAAATTGAAATCAAAGAGACTACCCGAGGCGATGCTTACAATGTGTATGACAAACGCATTGATAAGGCCGACGGTTACATTAGCAAGGGTATCTTAACGCAGACCATGACCATGGATAACGGCAGTAGCAAGAGCCAAAGCGAAACGCATTTGGAACTCCTTAAAAAAGTAATTGCTGCCGATGCCGACATGTTGCGTGATATGATTAACTACCAGCTACTGCCACGCATGGCAATGCACGGGTTCCCGGTTAAAGGCTTCCGTTTCGATTGGGACGAGCAAGTTGAGTACACGCCCGAAGAGCAGCTTAACATTGAAAAAATGCTGCTTGAAAACTTTGACATTGATAACGATTACTTCATCAACAAGTATAACGTGCCCATTCTAGGCGTTCGGCAAAAACAGCCGGCTATCGTGGCACCTGCTTCACCCGCTAAGGATGATACTAAGTTAGGCAAAGATTTTTTCGACTAAGCCCCTCCGCTTACGAGGGGCTGCACGAAAGAGCACGCTTGTTATACAACCTTGACACCAGCATCAAGCTAGCCGATGAAGAGGAGAAACAGTTGTACTACTGGTTCAGCAAACTCACGAAGAAGTGGAATAAAATGATGCAGTTCCTGCACGGACAAGAAGAAATGAAGCCCGAACTGCTCAAGGCTCCCGAAGTCGTTGAATTTATTGATGCCACGACTGCCGTGCTCAACGATGCCGTTGACGAAGGCATTCGCATTGTGCCGCCAACGGACTTGGAAGTGAAACGCCTGCAGGAGAGTAATTTCGTGTTTTCCGGTTATAAAACGTTTCACGAGCTGAATGAAGTATTTCCTACCTTGCTCAACGAAGACGGCACCCGCAAGCCGTTTAAACAGTTTTTAAACGATGTTCAAAAAGTGCATGAAACGTATAACAAGAACTACCTGCGTGCAGAATATGAGTTTGCCACAAGCAGCTCATTATCGGCCGCACAGTGGGAAATGTTTAAAGCGAATAGCGAACGCTATTACCTGCAATACAGTACGGCAGGTGACGAGCGTGTGCGCAGATCACACCGCATGCTTAACGGCATAACGCTACCCATGGAAAGTAAGTTTTGGGATTGGTACTACCCGCCTAACGGTTGGGGCTGCCGATGCACGGTTATTCAGAGGCGTAAAACCAAGTTCAAGCCAACGGACGAAAACGAGGCCATGAATAAAGGCAGTCAGGCCACAGCCGGCAAGCATCAGGAAATGTTCCGATTCAATCCGGGCAAGCAAATGGCTACGTTCCCAGCCTATAACCCTTATACGGTTAAGGCTTGCATCGGTTGCGAGTACAAACGCACCGCCAACCCAAAAAACGAGCAGTGTGCCGCCTGTAAAGTCATTATTGAGTTGCGTGACAAGAAGAGAAAGGAGGCCGAGAATGACAGCAAATGATTTTGATATACCCAAACTGATCACGATGTGCCTGGAAGATATGCGCAGCGAACTTATTGCCGAATTCAGCCAAAACTTTATCCGTGAAGGATTCTTCACGCAGGCATGGAAGCGAAGAAAGTACCAAGCCGAAGAGAGCAGAGGTGTATTAACCAAAACAGGAAACTTACGCAAGGCTATCCGTGCCGAGATTGAAGGCAATAAAATTGTATTCATCAACGAAATGCCATACGCCAACATTCACAACGAAGGCGGTAAAATCAGAGTAACCAAACGAATGAAAGGCTACTTTTGGTACCAATACAAACAGGCAACTCAAAGCCTAAGCCGTAAGCAGTTAGCAGACGGCCTAACCGAAGAAGCTGCTTTCTACAAGGCAATGGCCTTAAAGCGTGTAGGCAGTTACATTACCATGCCACGCAGGCAGTTTATCGGCATGTCTCCCGAGGTTGAAGCGATTATAAGAGAGATAGTTGAGAGCAACCTAGAGACTTATTTTAATGACAAATCATTTAAAGTCAAAATAAAATGAGAAAGAATATCTATTTGGGTATCGTTCAGAACCTGAAACGAGCCGTGTATAACGAAAATAAAGTATTCTATATTTATCCGGATACGGCACAGCTTAACGCAGCCATTGAAGCCGCCAAGCTGGAGAACAAAGAACTTGACTTCGTATTCAAGCACTTTGACCTATGGAATCATAACGTTGAGTTTATAGAGAGTGAAACCAATTGGGAGACACCGGCCGTGTTTGTTCAGTTTGACCCAATACAGTATAAACCCTCCCAGCACGGTAAGCGAGAAGCAGAACCCATGATATACCTACACATCGTTACGACTAATACATTTACCTACTTAAACCAAGACAGCACTAATAGCCTGTTTGACCTATTAGAATTGCCATTCAGAATACTTCAACAGAGCGCAGGATT